GCTGTTGTCTTTACTTTAGAGGGTGCAACCGCTTCGGCGGTGGCAACAATCCCTTTGCCGGTCTTTTTCAGCGTAACACGCGTTGTTTTATTTGTCTGCGTGTAACTTGCTCCCGTCGGAAGTGCTTCCAGCTGCGGGATCGTTACTTCCAGCGCTGCCGTGTCCACCTGCGGGGGTTCCACTTCGGTTATCAGCGTTGATGCCGACATCGCCACCGCCGACACACTGTCCTTTATCTGAGGATTCTGAACCGCTATCGTCCGGGTCGACTGACAACTCATTGCGAACAGGGCACTGCATATTATGAGGGCATTTCTGGATTGCCTGAATAGCCTTTTTGAGACCATTAATGGCACGTTTAAGATTTCCATTTTCTGTTCTGATTTTTTCAAATTCTGTTTGTATTTCTTCATATTTTTTTTGTGTTTTCTCAAGCAGGGCGGAAACGTCGTCGTACATAGACTTAAACGTATCGTGCACATCCTTGGCCGCAAGCGACTCTCGCACCTTTGCGCTTTTTCTGTTTGCAAGCCACGCGATTGCAGCACCTATACCTCCACCCGGTATTGCCCATTGTAATATTGCTAATATCGTGCCCATATTCTTAATTTTATAGTCTTATACTCTTAATCCATGAAGGGACGTCGAAAGAAGGACAAGCCTTTCCGGGATTCAACTGATGATGACCAACGATTTCTGCGCCGGGATGTCTGCGGTGGAAGTCTTTGACATATTTAATCAACGCCGCATTCTGCGCATCCGTTCGGGTATCTTTCGGCTTTCCGGATTCATCCACACCGCCCACATATACCACGTGGCGGCTGGTACTATTATATCCGGCAGCACCGTTGCTTATCTCCCATGGGTCAACATTGTTGTCCTCATTGTAGGGTATCATATTTTCAACACCTCCATTAAGATGTATCATATCCGAATATCCTACCTTTTTCCATCCCCTTCCGCCCTTGCTTACCGGATCGCAGTGCCAGTGCCTTATTTCAGCACTGGTCACCTCACGACCTTCCGGGGTTGCGGTACAATGAATGACGAGTCTTTTAAGTTCCATCACTCAATTATGCCTTTGTACCTGAGTAAATAGCCACATTTGCATCCTCCTTTTTAGGCATACAGATGAAATAATGGCAAAAATTGATCTCATTGCGCTGATACCGCGGGTTTGTCTGAGCGTCACGGTAGTACATTTTCATACTTCCGGTAGCTTTGAATACGCGCGGAACATAATACGCAAAAGAGGCCTGTTTGTCTGTTGTACCTGGCGTTGTTCCAACAGCCACCTTGACACCCAAAGTTGTATAATATGGGTTGTTGACAAACTGGTAAATCTCAAATCCGTACATATTGGTAATCTTACCGGTCTCATACTGGTAGAATTGCTGCGCGAATCTCTGCTCCTGCTCTAAAAGGTCATTGATGTGATCAGGGCAAAGTACCAGGCGGCGACCGTCAAGTGGAACCTTAGCCTTATCCATGGCACGTTTCAACTTAATAACATCCTTCACGGTCAACTTTAGGCGACCTGTACCGTCATCATCTCCGGACGTAATAAATACGGGCGTTGTCGTAGTATCCTGTGTCGGACACAGTGCATGTGCCGCCTTGGTGAATTCCGCATCGGCTAAGGCATTCCGGTGACTTTCCTGTATGCGTGACATTTTATCGTAGCTTATAGCGTACAGCTCATCATCAGTGAGTGGGGTGACTTTTGTCTGAAATTTGTCTAGCGATATCGCTTTATCGGTATCGTCCAAATCCTGTAAATCGATAGGATAAGTCGTGTTGTTTATCAGCACGTCGGGATCCACACCAACATCCACAAGATGTATGACGTCGTTTTCAACGACCGACGAACTGTCCGGAACGCCGGCTAACCATGTCCCGTCAAGTCCTGCGCGGAGACGTTTGATCATTTCTCCTGTCCAGATCTCTGTCAATATACCTTCTCGTAATGAGCCTTCAGGGGCAAACTGCGAAAACATACCGGCTACCACATTTGCACCGATGGCGCACGTAATAGCATCTGCACCCATCATGTGGGCGAACAATACGCCGACCATGCTGTTCAACATGACGGCAGCAAGAATTGCTGTTAATACTTTCTTCATATCTTAAAAATGTTTGTTATACCGGACATTCCAATCCGTACTCGGCCTTGTACAGAACGCGATACTTGTTAATGTCGTCAGCCTTGAGCTGCACCTGCGATTCAGGTGACATGTCGCTTAATTTCTTCGCGTCTGTATTTCCTGTAGCCCCACCGCCCTGGTGACCCATTACCAAGGTTCCAAGTTTAACAGCAGGTTGCATACTGTCGAGAACCTTTGACAGTCCTTCGGCTCCAAGCTTTGCGCCCAGCTCTACAAATTCAGCCTTTTTGTCGGCATTCAGCTTTTTCTCTTTGACAGCGTCATCAACCAGCTTCTCGATCACACTGCTGGTAATCTTTGCTTTTTCGGCCTCAAGGCCAGCCTTCTCTTTTGTCAGGGTTTCAACCTGTGTTTGCAAATCGGTAACAGTCTTGTTTCCGTTTGTTTGCATCTCTGCGATCTTTGCGTTGATCGCTGCCTCGTCCGCCGTCTCCGGGAGTCCGAGTTTTACTGCTAAAATCTTCTGATCCATGTTTTTTGTTATTTTGTTAATTAAAGGAAGCGTGTTTTCTCCACCCTGTCCGCATGTTAATACGTGACCGTTGCGGGTTAGTCGAATAGCATCGTCATTTGCGCCGATGTCTACCAGACTAACCTCGCATAATTTTGATTTTGTAATTGTCGGTCGGGTTTGGCCGATAACCAGAAGATTCGGGTCATCGGATAATTCTATAATGTCAATACCTATTGAAGTCATACGGATGGAACCTTTATCAAACTGCTGTTTGAGCTGTTTTGACAAGTCGGTAACCTCATCAAACACAAGTTCGCAGGTTATGTCGTCACCTTCTTTTGCAATACCTGTCACAAACCCTATTACGTTTCCACGTTCGTGCATCCATAATAACACCGGATTTCGTTGATACTGACTTATATCCAACCCATCGGTGAGGACGCGTGTCCCGTAACTGTTAAGACTACTGTTTGTTATTCTTACTCGTGCCATATTTTTATCATTTATAAAATCGAGGCCGCTACTCTAGCCTTAGCTTCACGGCCTCTCTATCCACATTTCTGCTGCAATATTACATCACTTTTTGCACACATCCAAAAAAGTGTGCAACGGTGGCGCACTATTGTGTAGGGCGTGCGTCGTTTTTTTGTAATGTGACCGATTATTAGCATTTTTGCACTGTTTAAAACGCGTTTTATGAAAAAACTAGAAATTGAAAGCAAAAAGGCACTTGCCCGTACATTATACCTTACCGGGTTGGAGCAGGCTGATATAGCCGAAAAAATCGGGGTGGGAAAAAATACCATTTCAAAATGGTGTGTATCAGAAAGCTGGAAGGAACAGCGTGCCGCCACACAGGTGACACGTCCCGAACTTGTCAACAAGGTTCTGATCACAATCGACACCCTTCTGACACAGATACAGGAAAGCAATAGCCCGGAACTGATTGCTTCCGCTCCGGACAAACTTGCAAAGCTGGCGGCAGTCATTCAGAAACTTGATAAGAAAGCAAATACGGTAGATGTCATCGAGGTGTTTATGGCATTCAGCAAATGGCTTGAATTCAGATCCAACACAGACCCGGAAGTAACCCCTGAACTGATGAAGACTTTTAATAAGTATCAGGATAAATATATACTATACAAATTAAGTTCTAATTCCTAAGTTATGCTGTCGGAACAAAAAGAAATACTCGAAAGGTGGCGAGAACATTGTACACGAGTACAAAAGTTAACAGCCCTGGACGCACACGAAACGGACAGCGAGAAAAGTGCGCGTATCAAAAAACTCAGAAACAACTACGCTGCGTTTTGCGAGTATTACTTCCCCCATTATCTGACACAATACGATAAGGCAACAGGGGAGCCTGTTAAGATAACGCATAACGCTCCTTTTCATAACGAAGCGGCAAAGAAAGTAAAAGAGACTCCGAATTTAAAGGCAGCCTTTATGTGGCCGCGTGGACACGCAAAATCTACACACTTCGATGTATTCATGCCTTTGTGGCTGATCTTTCAGCCAAAGAGACTGATCAACGTCATGGTTGTTGTCAGCAAGTCAGAAGATGCCGCAAAAGGTCTCTTGGGAGACATCCAGGCAGAGTTTGAAGCAAACCAAAGAATCATTAATGACTACGGGTCACAGAAGAGTGGTGGAGACTGGCAGGATGGTGAGTTCGTGGCACAGTGCGGTGTAGCCTTCTTTGCACGTGGTCGCGGACAAAGCCCCCGAGGCCTTCGTTATAAGGAAGCACGTCCCGATTATATCGTTATCGACGACCTTGACGATGACGAACTTTGCCGAAATGAACGGCGTATTCATGAGATGTCTGAGTGGGTAAAGACGGCATTGTTTGGTGCCACCGACGTCGGACGTGGCCGCTTCATTATGGTGGGAAACCTGATTAGCAAGACATCTGTATTACAAGAATTTTCAGAGACAAAAGACGTTTTCTTATCTAAAATAAAAGCGGTTGACGCAACCGGGAACCCTATATGGAAAGAAAAATGGACAAAGCAGGAAGCCGAGGCCATGCGCACTTTCATGGGGTACCGCAACTGGGAAAAGGAGATGATGCACAACCCCATCAAGGAAGGTACCATCTTTAAACGCGACTGGATTAAATATAAAAAGATATTTCCGTTACACCAATACGACCAACTGATCGTTTACATTGACCCGTCATTCAAGGGAACCACGAAAAACGACTATAAGGCAGCAAGATTCTGGGGCCGCAAAGGCAAAGAGTTCCACCTGATAGACTGTTATGTTCGCCAGGACAGCGTGAGAGGAATGGTTCGGTGGTGTTACAACCTGTGGGAAAGCCTTCCCGAAAATGCGGCAGTAGTATGGTATATGGAAGCGAACTTCATGCAGGACACCCTTCTCGATGAATTTGAGCGCGAAGGAGACGAGCGGGGACACCAGCTACCATTAACACCAGACAACAGAAAAAAACCCGATAAGATAGCGCGTATTGAGGCCGTATCCCCTTTATGGGAACGCGGTTTTATCTATTACAATATCGACAAAACAAATGATCCTGACATGATTGCAGGAATCGACCAGACACTGGGACTCGAGCGAGGAAGTACCGTCCATGACGACGCACCGGACGCCGACGAAGGTGCTATATGGAAGTTTCAGAAGTCCACACGTACTGAAGCTTTCGTGCCCATTATGGGCGGACGTCATAATATTAACAAACATAATTCATGGTAAAATGAAAGAATTGATCAAACGTTTATTTTTCAGCTGGAGATTTAAAAAATCAGTTAAAAAAGCAGACGAAATGCACAGGCTGACGGCATTGAAATATTTCGTCATCGTACTGAATGGAAAACTAAAGGTTGTCGCAAAGCAAGATATCAAGCGACTGATAAGAATGCGGTACTTCCGAAAGGGGACTCGTGTCGAACAGATTGAACAAAGGGCTTTATATATAACACGATAATATGACACTTACGGTAAATGATTACATGTCCGTCATCAGCGAAATGTCTTACAAAAGCATTTCACAGGGAAACGAAGAAAGTGTCCGCCGTTCAGAGACGGAGGCACGGGAAGAAATAAGCGGATATCTCAGACCTGTGTATGACGTGGAAAAAATATTTTCCGCAGAGGGAGAGGAAAGAAATCCGCAGATCGTTATGCTGATGACAGACATTACCTTATATCATCTTTCTGCTTCATCGCCACAGAAGATGGGTGTAGAGGTCAGAAAAGAGAGATATGAACGCTCAATAAAATGGCTGGAAGGGGTTCAATCCGGAAAGATTGTCCCCGACATACCACGCGTTAAAACAACAGACAGCGACGGAAACACTTCCGACGCCGGGGTTCTTATTTATGGATCTAATACTAAATTACATCATGATTGGTAATATGTTTGATTTTTTACACAAGAAAAGCCAGAGCCAAAATCAGGCCCCTGTATTTCACACAAAATTTGGAGATCTTAATCTGGCGAAGCCGGAAGACATGGCTACAGCCCGTAAGATTATTGTCGAGTTAATACAAAATACAGACGCATTGACTCGCAAGGACATTAGAGACTGGCGGCTTGCTTGGCAAATGGCGATCAACATTGATACGCCTAACCGTACGCGACTATACAATATATATACGGACGTAGATGTCGACCTTCATCTCTCAGGATGCGTTGGTCAACGGAAGGGATTCGTCATGGCCAGAAGTTTTAAACTGACGAAACCGGACGGAAGTCCGGACGAAGAGACCGTGAAGCTGTTTAACACGATATGGTTCAAGGATCTTATGGAGTACAGCCTGGATGCAAACTATTGGGGCTTCTCTCTTATCGAACTTGGGGACGTAATTACGGACAATGAGGGGATGATGAAATTCGACGGCGTGACCTTAATACCAAGAAAACACGTCGTACCAGAAAAAGGACGTGTAATACGCTACGAAGGAGAATCGTGGCAGTCCGGAATTGATTATCACCAGCCTCCTTTCTGCGACTGGCTGATAGAGGCAGGAAGGAAAAACGACTTGGGATTATATCTTAAAGCGGCAATTCAGACAATACCGAAAAAAAACACGTTTGGATTCTGGGATAACTTTGGGGAATTATTCGGTATTCCGTTCCGAGTTGCCAAAACGGTAAGCAGGGACAAGAAGGATATTGACGAAATATCAAAGATGATGAACAAAATGGGATCGGCAGGATGGGGGATATTCCCCGAAGGTACAGAGGTTGAGGTAAAGGAAACAGCCAAAGGGGACGCGTATAACGTATTCGACAAACGCATTAACCGAGCAAACTCCGAGCTATCCAAATTGATCATACTACAAACGATGACCATCGAGGACGGGTCTTCATTAAGCCAGTCGCAAACCCATCTTGAGATTTTGCAAAATCTGATAGAAAAGGACGCTGACCGTTTTCGCGACATCGTCAATAGTCAGTTGATTCCCCTGATGGTTAAACACGGATTCCCTGTCAAGGGCCTGACGTTTGACTGGGATTACTCTATAGACTACACACCAGAGGAACAACTTAATTACGAAAAGATGTTACTAGAAAATTACGATATTGACGGAGCTTATTTCAAAGATAAGTATGGTGTTCCGGTGGGAGAAAGAAGGGCCGGTACTGGGTCTCCGGCACCGATAGATCCCGGAAGCAAACAGAATAACGCCCGTAGTCGTTTTTTCGATTAAGCCCCGCCGATTACGTGGGGCTGCACGATAGGTACCTCGACATGTTGGGAGGATCCGTCTATACAAAATTTTCAAAAGACGGAAAAGAAATACCTCAAAAAGATCTCGACAAACTGAAAAAGAAATTTGAAGGAATGATGCAATCTATTTATGAGCAAAAAGGTGCCAAAATCTCAATTAGCATATTATCAGACGACAACGTTCAAGACTTTATTACAACACATTCCGACATACTTAACAGCACATATACTAATGTCGAGATGTCAGATAAGATGCGTGAGCGTCTGAATCGATCTGATTATATATTCAGTGGAATGAAAACATTCCACGAACTGAATGAGGCATTCCCGTCTATCACTGACGAGAATGGTGATCGAAAACCGTTTGAACGCTTTTTAAACGACGTTCAAAAAGTCGACGAGACCTATAACTGCAACTACCTTCGCAGTGAATACAACTTCGTAACCGCCTCGGCGGATATGGCTGCCAAATGGGATGAATTCATGGCGGACGGAGACCGTTATCTCCTTCAATACCGAACAGCAGGGGATGACCGTGTTCGCGAAGAACATGCCGAACTTGAAGGAGTTACACTTCCGATAGACGACGGCTTCTGGGCAAGTTATTACCCTCCGAACGGATGGAATTGCAGATGTACCGTCGTACAGGTGCGGCGCGGAAAGTATGAAGAGACAGTGCACGACGAGGCTATAAACCTTGGAGAGGCCGCATTAAAAAGTGACAAAAATGGAATCTTTAAATTCAATTCTGGCATGCAGGAAAGAACAGTTCCGGCATACAATCCTTATACGATTAAGAAATGTAATAACTGCCCGCTAGGATCTGGAGACAGCAGCAAAAATGCAAAACCGGACACAACAGACAACCAAGTGTGCGCAGCATGTAAGATGCTGAACAAACAAGCAGATAAAACAAAATAGAAATGGACATACAAATCAATAACATCACATGTTGCAATTGTCTTGACGGCATTAAAACAATCCCAGATAAGAGCATTAAATCAGTTATATGCGACCCGCCCTATTTCTTAGGAATGACGCACGACGGGAAAAAGGCAAATATGGCTGACCTCGCAATTTGCACACCTTTTTACCAAGAACTATTCAAACAGTTCAAGCGTGTAATGACCAAAGACGCATCGCTTTATTTCTTTTGCGACTGGCGTGGATATACCTATTATTACGAGCAGCTCGTACAAGCTTCTCTTATCCCAGACAATTGCATCGTATGGGATAAGGGAAGTGGCTGCGGGAACTTCTATACGTACGAACATGAATTTATCATCTTCGCCACGAATAACAGAAGCTTTCATGTGCGGGGAGCTCGTGGAATCATTCATGATGTACCATCCTTCAGGACAGGAGCACGTGTCAGCGATGGCGAGAAAGTACACCCAACCCAGAAACCCGTTGCGCTGATCGAAAAGCTGATCAAGGACAGCACGGAGACTGGAGACACCGTGCTTGATTGCTTCGCAGGTTCCGGAACGACTGCCGTCGCCGCAGAGAGAACAGGAAGGAAATATTACTGCTTTGAACTACAGCCAAAATATGTAGATATAGGCCAACAGCGTATAATCAAGGAAAAGGCATAAAATAAGCCCCGTAGTTGTTTGACTACGGGGCTTATTGTCGATTGTAACATACGTTTTTAAAACTTCTTGCTGTGGTATCTTTTTCTCAAGTAATGCACGATAACAAAATACCTGTCAAGTATCCTAAGTTGACGTTCAATAATTCGACATTGACATCCTGCTATTTTCTTAACAACGTAGTTTAAGTTTGTCAAACAAATGATTGAAATAATCAATCCGGAAAATAATCCTATCAGGATATATATTATACTATAAATCATTTCTCAACTTTTACTTCTTCCAGCCCATCAACAAAAATACAAGCCGCGTTGGTCAATGTCTCAAAAGCATCCTTTATTTCATCTTCTTGAGGGCGGCTGCTCAATATGTCGTGAACCATCTCTGCAAAGCCTTGCTTCACGAGATCATACAAACGACTTTCCTTAAGAGTTACACTTTCGTCAGCTTTCACGGGTTCAAGGTCAGACTTTTTATATAAAGCCCCTTCCTCACCTTCATCAAACGATGAAAAGCAAATTTCATCTTTTGCCCCATCATAGGATCCTTCTGTCATTTTTACATAACCAACGCAAAATGCGTTGATAACCTTTCCGGTTTCTTTTACTTTTAATTTCATAATTCTTTTTTTAATGTTTATAATTTTAATTGTCCCACATAATTATACATGTCGATATTTTCCATAATCTCCTCATGATTGTGATTTGTCACAGTATCGGACAGTATGAGATTACAGAAGTTTTCACCTTTCAAACCCGTCAAAGCCTTTTGGATGTATTCGGAATAGTCCAGTACGGCCAAGGCTTCGTCCCTTAATTCGCTGTTTGAAGCAGCGGAAGCCTGCCAACTCGTTACGATATGAAGTATTACTTGCGAATTTGTTTTGTTTTCTAGTCCGCCACTTAATGGCTTCCATGAAATTTTTGAGAACTCTATAAATACGGCCGGCATCGGCCACGCATTCTCTTGCTCTATAAACTCTACATTGTGATTCCATAAATCTACATATTTTATCATTCGTTCCACACCGTCGGCCTCTCCTGAAGCTATTGCTTCATGACTGATAACCGAACCGTCTGATGCTATTTTAAACAGCGCCTCGGTTATTGCCTTGTATAGTTCTGATCTCATATTATTTTATATTCGTTATTAAAATACTGCGTGAGGTTTTCTGCAATAATAACCTTAACCGTTGCTTCTACAACTGGATCCATTCCGACAAACTGGCGGCGTGGTATTACTATTTTAGACCCGACCTTTTTTAATGCCATATATTTCCAGAATTCCGCCTCTGTAGACAACTGTACGGTTCTTTTGTTTCCGCTTTTCTCTCCACTTTTTTTGCGGTCAAAACTTCCGACAGAAGAATAGTATTTTGCCCAGAAAAAACGTTTCATCTTGGCCGTGACAGTTAGTGTTCCTCCGGTGTTGTGTATTTCAGCGTATTCTTTCGTATATGAAAATGTAATAGTACTTCCGGTCGTTTCAACATTAAAACTTCGGCGAAGAGCTCCCGTGTCTATCAAGATGGCACCCCCAGGACGTAACGGACTTTTCCTTCTTTGCCATGCCTGACTGAAAAAAGCCTGGCGTGAAAAATTCCGATCAAACTCATCTTTATATTCTACGCGGATATCGCTAATGATACGGCGTATGATTTCATCTATATTACTCGCCATTGGTGTCGAATTTTAAAAATTGTTCTGTTTCACGCGGTATTACTATTGTTTTCATAGCTGGCGCGGTGAGCAGATTGTAAAAAGTACGTTCACATATACCGTACTTTGGATATACGAAACGACGCCATATCTCCCGGTTGCTCAAACCGTCCCTTGCGTGATCGTCATATATACGATTAATGTCCAATACTCTTTTTTCGTATGCTACACCGCGTCTGCTATCTTTCATCTTTCAATTGTTTAATGTTATTTTTTCGGTTTGTAGGCCCTTATCTGATATACGATGTCGGCAGATACCAACACCCGGCCACTACCTTCACATTGCGGGCATGTAACATTATTACCGGGTTCTAGACCGTCAATTACGCCCTTTCCGTTGCATCTTCGACATACTGCGATATGCTCATTCTTTGATTCTCTCTTTTCCATATTACATCCTGCAAAAAGAAGGTTCAACACGTTTCCAAACTCCATCTTTATCTCGCTGAGAGAAATAATAATTAACAGCATTACGCTGTACGACATTCGACTCCTTGAAGAGGGTCATTATCTCGCTGTATTCTCCATCAAATTTATCCTCAAGCGCGTACAGCTTGCTAATACTCTTATAGTCAAGGTTGCCGACTTGGTTGCGCTCTAATAACGTCATGGCCATCTGATACATCGGATCATCCGCGCCCTTCTCGCTTCGTTGCATGTACGCTTTCAGGTATTCAATCAGTCGTTCTGCAGCCATATCTGCACGTTCGTCAAACCCCTTTACCTTATTGCTCTTAACCTCAAGTTTGAAATCTCCGTCAGCAATGGTAAAGTTCATCTGGCTGTCAAATTTCACCTGTCCGTATTGCTTCATCACTTCCGCAAACGCCATCGCCTCCTCGGACAGCCATTTGTGAAAACCTACGACCTCATCAACCAGAGCAGTAGTCTTCATCTTTACATCGTGTATAAACCCTGCGCGTAAGCCTTCGTAAGCCTCCCTGCGTTCTATCTTTGCGCCCTTGCTCTCTTTTTCAAGTTTCGACAAAAGGTTTAATTTTTCCTCAGCCGTGAGCTTTGAAATATCAAAATATTGCTTTTCCATTTTTTTTAATTTATAATATTGTTATTTGTTTGAATAATTAAAGTTGTCATTGATGGAACTTCTTGTTTCTCTTGTTTTGGCCTTAATCCGCCTTTGCTTTTGATTGATCTGATTTTAAGGGTAACTTTTTTCAGTTCGTCGACGGTTAGTTTTCCGAACGACTTCCCGGCTATACGCTTATCCTCACAAAAAGCATTTACTCTATTCCAGTCGGTCGTGTCTATCCCGGTAAACTGTAGCTGCTTTAGAAGTCCACTGCGGGCCTTTCTTCTTGATTCTATATAAGCAGTACCCGCAGCTGCTTCCATCGCCTCACAGGCAGCAACATACTCTTTATAATCCATTTCGTGAACATGATCAGTACGTTGCGATGTATAAGTGCTAACAATATAGCGCTTGTATTCATTTCCATCTTCCCCGCTGTGTTCCACCACCTTTTTCAGTGCGGAATAAAAGCGTCCGTAATTAAAGCCAGGTTTCATATTATGAGATATTTATAATACTTTTTTTTCTTCATATAAGACCTTGAGACCGCAAGACGATGCAACGTCAAACTCCAACTTTGCGCCCTTCGACTGCTCCCAACCGTCTAGTAAATAGATATAGTCACACTCAAGTAACATCTGTATGTCCTTTCTCATGTGTTCGCGCCAGTGAGCACCTTCGTCAAGACCATTTTTAAAAGGATTAACAGGTACCATTCCCATGCTATTTATTTTATTCTCTGCTTCCATAAATGCGAGTTTACGCTCGTAGATATCGTAGTGCTCAATGGCACCACTGATATAGATTCGGATATTATTTTTTTTCGTCATACTCATATACGCAAAAGATAGGTGTTTCGGAAACCTGAGAAAACTCATAATCAGCCATCGTCCCTTCCATTCCGGAAATAGTTTTCTTAATAGCATCGCGAAGAGATGCACCCTGAACGAGAAATGTACTAAATGTTTTCTTTTCATATCCACTTCGTTCGTCAATAGTAAAAAAGGCCAATTTAACCTTAAACCACTGGCATTCTATTTCTGAATCTTCGACGAACACATGCTTAAAATTAGCCTCTTTGATTCCCTTGATTTCAAACTCTTCTGAAGTGAAAAGCTTTATTTCTTCTGTAATGCGCGACTCGGCCTCTGTGTAACTTAAGGACTCAACAACATAAGTTTCTGTTACCTTTTTAATGGTACCGTTTTCCTGTAGTTGATTGAGACGAACTTTGCATTCGTACCAGCTTGATGTTTTTTCTTTCATATTTCAATTATTTAATGATTTTATTATTTCTCAGCCAATAGACTATATAGTTTATTTGCACGATTAAGAATAATCGTCCTTGAATCTCCGTCAGACGCTTCACAACTTTCACTCCAAATTGTAATCCATATACAGAACACTTTTACCTGTATTCTGGCAATATATACCACCGGAAGGTCTTCAAGGCTCCCGATTAACGACTGCTTAAGCATAAGGCTGTTATCTCCCGATTGCGAAAGTATCATAGCTTCAGCCATAGCGCGCGTATCCTCTATCTTTTCAGATACCCGAGCGCAAATTCTATATTTATCTATTGTTTTCATATTAGTGAAGAGATTAAGAGTTAAAAGTTAAATGCTGACACTGGCCTCACAGCGTTCAGGATGCTCACCTTAGCGCTCGAGCTCAGGCTGCCGTTGCCGAGGGCCAAGTACCATGCGTTCGTCGCTGAGTTCTCAGTCGATGTCCAATACCATTTGCCCTCTATAGAGGTTCCACCTGCAGCTATTATGGCCTCGTTAACCTTCTTTCTATGAAGATAGATAAATAGCATTTCTGCTACAGACGGAATATATTGACCTGATTCCAACTTAATACGACTGTTTAGACCTATTTCTTTCAGATGTTCCGTGTTTTCCGCACCATTCCAGTCAGCAACTGCATCCAAACGATTATCAATATAGTTATCATAGACAGTCGTGTCTTTATTTTCCGTCAACTCAACGTCGTCACCATCGGCAGCATCTTCAAGCGCAACGGCGATCGACCTGCTACCAAGTTTTATTCCAACTGCCACACAATTTGTTGCGTCACATCCCTTCGTGTACAACACAGGATCACCCTCTTTTTTGATAAGATAAACACCGTCAACTAATTCGGTTGACGAACATCTGCAAGATTTTTCACTTTCGGCCATAACAAAGTCATAGGCCTTTTTTGCTTTCTCTACATTGCCTTTGCACATAGACAAAAGTCTCATTTTTGTTTCTTGATTTTCTAACATAATCGTTAAATTTAAACTTTATTATTTACTTTAATAATCCCTTCTTCCCAAACTGGATAGTAGCTTCCTGGTTCTCCGGTAAACCTGCCCATACAGTAAGCTTTATATCCTGCTACTCTTATTTTTACGCCGGCCAGATATCGAAGCCTGTTTGCACTCTTGCCCGACGGCTGACCTTTATACTCCTGGCTGATATAGATAAAAGACTTTGACGGGAATCGATCCTTCAGATCCTTTGCCTGTTTGTATGTCCATTCTGCCACTTGAAAACTGTCGACGATAATAAAATGTGGGCTCTTTTGTTTTTCCAACCGGCTAACCAAATCCTCGTAACTGTCATCCGTTGCCACCCGGAAACGACCTTGCACGTCATTCATTTTAAACCGCTCAATTCTCTCCTGAAAAGATTGTGAAATCTGCTCTTCGTAACTGAGGTAAAGTGTTGGACCAACTTCGCAAAGCTTTTTTGCCAACTGCATCGCAAAGCTACTTTTTCCGCCCGCGGACGATCCGCTAATAAACCACATTTCGTTAACCGCCGGACATCCAAAAGGGCCACTCCACTTTTCGTCCCATTCCAAGCTCTCATATTTCTTTCTTTCTATATCTTTTGGGCTGTAAGCTCTCTTACTCATGCCTGTTTTGCTTTTTCAATGATCGTATATACACGGCGAAGGGCACCGCCCGACTTACGAGCTATCTCACTGGCGTCAACACCTTCCGGGGCATTTACCTTTGCCACGATTCTCGCCTGTTCCCTCATGAAATCATCCCGTTGCTTCCCATCGTCTGGAGTTACACGGCTGTAATGGTCTCCGTAACGGCTCAGCATTTCAGCATAACCCACCTTACAGCCTTCAACACTTCGGTTAATCTTTGCCTTAAGTCCGTCGGCTCCCATCATGTACCAACCGCAACAGCGTTCCGTGGCGTTCCATAAAGCCTTCAGCTCTAAAAAGGCCTCGTACGCAAGGTCTCCGGCTTCGTCGAGGATTATCAACGGTGTTTCCATGCTGCGCAGGTAGTAAATAAGATCATCATACATATCCTGGTACTTTCCGGTTATTCCAACACCAAACTCCTTTGATATCTTGCGGACTAAAGATCGTTTTGTCTTTGTCTGACTGCAATCTACATAAATGGCGTTGGCGTGACCGGAAACATATTGGCGTGCGGTGAATGTTTTCCCGATATTTGGAAGGTCACATAAGATCGCCGACAGACTTCCGGACTGACATGCCTGCAACTGTGTTGTGATATATTGAAATGTTGCCGTCTTTGCGGCTTTCCACTCGATTCCTTCACGCAAGCTCACGTTCAGTCGACGTGATAGGGATATCCAGTTTGCCTCACTGAGCATCCTGTCAGTCTGACCGTTTTTAAGCTGGCTGTATACTGAATTTGTAATGCCAAGACTGGCGGCATGTTTCGCGTCAGATGGGTAGTTTGTGCGGTTTGCTGCTACGGCTGCAAGAATCCGTTTTTTCATGTCATTTGTTACCATAATATTATTATTTAAATTAAATTTTAATGCTGTTTAAAGGTCATCCAAAGCGCTGGCGGCATAGTTTTCCGAAAATACGTTATCTTTTTTATGCTCAGCAGGTTCAGAAATAGCAGTTGAAACTGTCAGGTTTTCGATAGTGTCGGTCTCTTTTTCTTCCATTTTTTCGGAAATTCCAACCCTTTTGATCTCGTTTTTCTTAACATATCCGTTAAAATGTGCGATTTTCTTTTGCTGCTCCACGTAGACATCCTGGTCAACATCTGTTTTCTCAGCATCGGCCGTGTTGAATGTTCCGACGTTTTGAAGCTGATCAAGAAGCATATCGTTTTG